CTACTTGTACCCCTGTTCCACTTCGCTTTGTGCTTTGTCCCAGACTTGTCTCCCCTCGTCTATCTGTGCGCATAGCTCGGGGTTAACTGTTCGCGGTCTGATGCTCTCGATGTCAGGTATTTCTTGTTTGGAAAACACGTAGCGGAAGGCATTTCTGATGATTATCGTGCGTAAAACAGACACCGTGCTCTCATCGAAGCTGACGTTGTCAATCTCTTCCTTGCCGCATCCAACCTTAGTAAACAGGAGATGATGCGAGGTCAGTGGCATGAAAATGATCGTGTCTGGTATGCCAACTGGCGTGTTTAATGCCAAGCTGGCCATCCTGTCGCATGCAAAATGAAACGACCGGGTTATCACTCGTCGGGAGCATGGATGTACAGCGAAGTGATGCTACTCGCCATGCATAGCCGTGTAGCGCCTCATTGACTGGTCCTTTGAGGAAGTGTCCGATTGAGTATTGGTAGGATTGCCTTCCTACGGCCATGCGAAGCTCGGCGCAACGTTCCTCTCGGTCGATGCTTACCTTGAACGGCACCGGAGGGAAGGGGGCCTGAGGCATACAGGTCGGTTTCTTCTTCAGCAACTCGTCTCGTGATAGCCCCTCTGCCTCCTTGACCACCGATTCAAACGTTGGACCAGCGACTTTCTTTAGTATTTCTGACACCCTCTCGAACCACGCCGGCGTCCTGACGGCTTGCAGCACGAGGTAATCCACGAGTATGCCCATCTCTCCATCGGAGATGGCGGCATCTGCAATGACCTTCTTGAAGACCTCCTTGACTGGGCTCTCATACTTGTTGGAAAACTCGTCTTCGATGGCATCGTCGGCACTACCGCCATTGTGCTGCGTGTAGAGGTCGCGCTGGCAAGCAATGCCCTTTATGGGTGCTTCGCGCCAGGCTTTCACGTTTTTGTGGGCTACCAATAGATCGTGGGTGAGGATGGTATTTCTATTGTTCGACCAGTACTTGAGATAGAACTGGGGGACGTAATGGTTGTCGTGTGTGGTCTGACCCATCGTGTCAGCAGCTCCAATACGCTTGGTGTGAAAGTCTCAAACCGAACGCCCCGGCTGCCATCCATCTTTTGCAGCCGGGGCGTAGGGACTTACCTGACCTCGTACTGCTCGAACACCCGGGCAAAGTACTCCTGCCCCGCTGAAGTCACAAGAGTGGTCGGTGCAATGATATCCACGCCGTTGCGCCTGACGGTCCTCAGCGCAACTTCAAATAGCCCGAGTTCAAGGGACATCTGGGTTGGCGTGTTCCAAGTTGCGCCAATCGAGCCGAGATAACCACTTGCTCGCAGCCAGCTGAAAAGCCTGTTGCGTCCCATGTGGGGCACGCCGCACTTGGAGAGGCCGTCGGCAAGCTCGCCGACGGTGACACACTTTTGACTAGGCATAGCTAGCTCCTCCATTTCCCGACAATGTGTCGGAATCGTGGAGAAAGCAGATACTTTCCCGTAACGCATATAGAATGGTCTGTACACAGTCGGAGGGTATCTGCCCTCTCCGTGGGCTTTCGGGGCAGCAACCTCGAAAGCCTGTTCTTTATAAAAGGGCAGCACTTGTTTATGCGATGACACATTGACATCGCGGCCTGCTCAGCTCATAGGCACCACCTCCCTCAAGTTTCGTTTGCACGTCCGTTAGCTCCTCTTCAGTTGCGATTTGTACTGGTCGATAAGATCCTGTCGCCTTGGAAGCGATTTGATCATTTCCATCCATTGCTCTGAAGAAGAGCCATTCGCCTTCTGATAGACACCCCTGCGCCCAGACTTGATCGCTCCGCATTCCGATAGAGCGAGAAGAACGACGTTCTTCTCGTAGTCCTTGAAGTCACCTCCGATATCCTTGACTTTGATCTCCCCAACGCTATCGAGAAGCTTCCGAGCCTCAACACTAATCCCCTCGACCCTATCGAGGGGAATCCTCTTCCTATATAGCCCACCGTTTCTAGCATTCCCGTACTTCATAAGAGATGTGCCCTCGCAGAAGAAGACCGCGTTTCCATTTTCTATCGGTTCTGTTGGGGTGCTGTCTGTCACAACCTCTTCCTTGGGGGGTTCTTCCCTCGTCGCATGACTCGCAGTTGCAGTGTTCGCTGTAGGAGGAATCGCGACATTAAGCTTATCTAGCAACGCAAGCTTCTTAATGAAGTTGTCTCCCTCTGAAATGAGCTCTACGACCTGAGCCATAGACTCCGTATTATGGCTCTTGGAGGACCTTGAAAGAAGGTCTCCGAGAAGACCGATGGCCTCCCCGACTTTCTCCTGTGGTTCGTTCATTTTGCCTCCCTCCTTAGCCCGCCTATCCGATAACCCTATCTTAGTAGTCCGCGTCCAAAAGTCAAGTCTGCGTCTACAAATTCTGCGTCACGGAATAATTCGGTTTAGAGCACGACAACTCCGACATGGCTCATAAAGGGGATTTCTTAGGTGATCGTGGCACTTTAATATGCGATTTACCAGTGCAAACGCTTTGAGAGTCACCCTAAGGCTCTGTTCCTAGATACCTGGACCAGAAACTCATGGGATTGTTGCTTGCGCATGCTGTCGCCTGCTTGCGCAGAAAGGTTGCCGTCCGGCGCACGAAGCGCAGGACGAGCACTGCGCCACTTTCATTTTTGGGCAATTCCTGCGCGTCTGCTTGCATCGCATACCTCTGCTAGTGGCCTAGAACGTGGTCGGAAAAATGAAGCAGACCCCCACCCCACAGGGCGAGGGCCGTGTGACGATACCTCTCAATCGTGATTGGAAAAGTGGGCTAGAACCTGCCGTCGTTCAATGCCTCCTGCAGGGCCTTCGTGGTCCATGCGCCCCAGTCCCCGTCGATGCTGTGGGAGTAGTAGCCGCGGTCGGCGAGGTACTGCTGGAGCGCCACGACCGAGTAGTGGACGAAGTCCCCGTCGATGCTGCGTGAGTAGTAGCCGAGTTGCGCAAGGTACTGCTGCATCGCGGTCTTCGACAGCCTGCGCCAGTCACCGTCGACGAGGCACCCGAGGTAGTATCCATGCCCCTGCATGCAGGCTTGCGTGGCCTTGGCCGTCAGCGGGCCGAAGTCCCCGTCTACGATGAGCGACGTGGCCACGGGCGTGACGGTAGCACCGTCCCTGCCGCCGTCGCCGTAGTCCGGCACGATGACCACGAACACGTCCTCCCAGGCGCGCGTGCGTCTCCCAACGCTGTTGCTGACGTTACCCTCGATGGTCTGCAGGGAGCTGCCGAGGTCTGCCTCCACGACGCCGACGTGGTCGGCGTTGCCGTTCTTGTCCCAGTCGAAGAGGACGATGTCGCCCGTCTGCGCCTGGGACTTGTCCGGGCGGACGGCCCCCGCCGCCACGGCCCTCGCCTGGATGGTCGGGCAGTAGGTGTGGGGCAGCCCCGCGCACGAGACCCCCGCCTGCTGCATGACCCACGAGGCGAACGCCGCGCACCAGTACTGCCCGGTCCACTCGCCGCCTACGATGGCGGACCAGTACCGGTCCCCTCCGATGGTGCCGACCTGCCCCTGGGCGATGGACGCCACGTCCCCCCTGCTACTCATGGACGGTCACGTCCAGCGGGGGCTCCACGTCCTCGGGGTCGGATACCGTCAGCGCCGCCAGCATCTCGTCCGCCACGTCCGAGATCTCGATGCTCGTCACATCCGCGCAGGTCTCGTCCGCCATGGCCTACGCCTCCTGGTTCGTCTTCGCGAGAGGGCTCGTGCCCTCCTCGACCTCCGGCACTCCGGCGACGGACGTGAGGAGCGACACGACGACTGCGGTCGCCACGACGAACGCGATCTGCCCCCAGTCGAGGGACGTGATTGCCACGGCCCCGGATCCGATGAGCGCGATGGCCGTCTGTGCACCGGTCTTGACGGCCCTCACGCACGCCGCCACAATCCACCTCTTGAGCTGTTCCCTGGTCATGCCTGTCCCCTTCCGTGTCCGGGTGCCCCGCATGGGCGCCCGCCGCTAGCCCCTCATTCGGTTGCCGCCACGACGCGGTCGTCGCATCGGTGCTCTATGCGCTCGACACGCCGGTCGATGTCGGCCGCACGCGCCTCGAGCGACGTGATGCGACCGGCGTGGTCGTCCATCTTCGCCTCGATGCGCGCCAGACGCCTGTCGGTCGACGTGGTTGCCTCCTCGATGCGGATGAGGCGGTCCCGGTCCTCGTCGTGCGACGAGCGTCCTCCGCGCCATAGCTGGATCGCTCCGAAGGTCATCATCACGGCGCTCACGATGAGCGCCAGCATGGTCAGCATGTCTCGAAGCTCGAACACCTTCACCTCCGGTCGTCCCTTGCATCAAGCGAGATGGTATCCGCGGCGTGAGATATCCCTCACTTGCTGAATGCGATCACCCAGTTCACGCGGATGAGACCGTTCCTCGTGTTCTGGGCATGGACGTAGAGGTTCCCGTATCCGTAGTCGATGGTTATGACGTCGATGACGGCGTTGCGGTCCCCGTTCATCGCGACGCACACGTCACCGAGCGCCGGGCTGAACGACCTGCCGACCTCGGTCGCGTATGCGTCTCCCGACATGAGGACGGCGCTGCCTCCCGAGTCGAGACAGACCACGCTGGAGCCCGACGAGGCGAATGAGAATGGGTAGTGCTCGCGTCTCGTCGCCACGATTCCGATGACGTAGCTCACGTGGTCGAACGTCTCCACGACTGCGATGTCCCCAGGGGCGGCACCGGCGGCGGAGGTGAGCGACCTTACCCCGTAGAGCATCTGCGGGCGTTCCGGCGTGCCGCGGTTGAGCGTCATGGACCCGTCGGACGCCACGGACACCACGGTCGCCTCCATGCGTGACACCGAAGGCCCCTGTGCGTCGCGCGATATCCTCGCGACCGCGTCGGCCATCATCCTCGAGAGCGACTGCTCGCTGATCTCCATCTCACCTCTCCCAGCTCTTGAGCTCGGCCTCGACGCGGCAACCGGCGACGAGGGAGAGCGTCTGCGTCCTGACCTCGAACTTCCCCGTGACCGCCCCGGTCGCGTATCGCAAGGTCACGGCGTCGTCCACGGCCACGGGCACGTAGACATGCGACATGGTCACGCGCCTGATGACCGCCTGGCCCTGCCTGAGCAGCGTCGCCGCCTGGGCGTCCGCCTCCGGCTGCCCCCCGTCGGGAAGCTCCGAGTACGAGTAGCCCTTCGTGATGGCGCGGCCGACGGAGACGGTCGAGTACTCGCTGGACGGGTCCGTGTCCCACGCCTCCCCGACGACCCTCGACCCCTCGCCCGAGTAGACGCACACGACGTGGTTCGCCACCCCGGAGGTGTCCCTCTCGTCGGTCATGTCGCGGAGGAACTTCGCGCTCGGACCCTCCTCGAAGGCCCACGAGACAGGACGGTCGGCGAGCTGTGCGTATCTGCGGAAGACGATCCTGCCCATCTGGTCCGTCCGCGCCCCCCAGAAGCCGGCGATGCCGAGGAGGGTCGTTGACCATGTCGAGCTTCGTGTCCCCCACCGACGAGTCGCTCCTCTCGCCGATGCCGTAGGTGCGCACGCGCGAGGTGACGCACGAGCTCGCGTCCGACACGACCTCGAGCCCCATCTGCTCGCACACGTCTCGTGCCGCGGAGACCACGTTCGTGCCGGCCGCGATGGTCACCGGGCTCGCGAAGCCGTCGTCGTAGAGCTCCTGCAGCCTGCCGGTCAGGCTGAGCCTGGAGGTCGAGTAGCGGCCATGGACGTCCCGCGACGGCATCGACGGCACGAACGTCCCCAGGGCTACGTCGCGCGACTCCCCTCCCGGCCACTCCTGCGCCATGCGGATGCGCACGAGGTCGCGCCCGAGGTCAAGCCTCCCCACGACGTTCACGGACGCCCGCTCGTAGACGCGGGTGTCCGCGTTGCGCTCGATCGACCCTCCCCTGAGGACGGGAATGTCCCCGACCTCGAGCCCGGTCGAGCGCGACACGCGGACGAACCGGTAGGTCGTGACGGTACTCCTGCGGGTCCATACGTCGTCAGCCAACGGGGTCCTCCCATACGCACTCGGTGAACGTCACCGACGCCTTCCAGGTGTCGAACGCGGCCGCGTCGTAGGCGAACTCGAACGCGGGGACACCGAACGCACGGTTGCCCCATACGTCCCGGTACCAGCACGTCGCGCCGTCCGATGACCTGGTCGTCCTCCTGAGCGCGAGGTACTCGGCCGGTGACGTGACGACGTACGAGCGCGACCCGCTCACGTCCATGTCCCCGCTCGCGTAGGCGGTGGGCAGGTCGTCGGTGCCTGCCCCCAGGGCGAAGTGGTACGTCTCCACGTCATGCTTGATGGTCTCGGAGACCGACGCGTCGAGGCTCAGCAGGTGCCCGACGGTCGCAGACGCCCCGAAGTTGTACGCCTCCGCCCCGAGCGAGTCGGCGACGTAGGGGACGACCGAGGTGGAGGTGGCCCCGGACTCAGCATGGGAGACGAGCCTGTAGCCGAAGCTGACGTTGAGGGGCGGGAGGCGGTCTATCGCGGTCTGCCCGGGCTCGTACGTCCCGAGCGGCGCTCTGGACCCATCCGGGTTGACCCTCTCGACGTCTACGGACGTGGTGGCTGGCGTCGATCCGGTGCCGGTCCCGGCGGCCACGAGCACGTGCGCCGCCAGGGCGTCGTCGAGGTCGACCGTGGCCGTCGCGGGGGCGGGGGCCGTCCACGAGGTGGAGAACGACGTGGTCGCGACGGCCTGCAGGCCAGAGCCGGCTCGCACCGTCAGCCCGAGCGAGTAGCTCGTGTCGTTTGCTATCGCGCAGTCCGTCGACGAGATCGCGAGCGCGCGGGAGTCCGTCGGGAGGCCCCACGTGACGAGGATGGCGCCCGTGGGGTCGAGGAGCGAGATGGACTGGGCGGATACCCCGGAGTCGGACGTGACGCTCCACGCGACCGGGACCGGCATGGCCGAGACCGTCGCGGGAGGTGCGGAGAACGCGACGTCGGGCAGCGTCGCCGCCACGAAGCTCGCGTAGCTCGACCACGCGCCCCATCCGTCCCAGACGCCGTGGGTCCGCACCCTGACCCTGTACCCTCCGGTCGCGGCGATGGACGAGGCGGGGATCGAGAGCGAGGTCGTGGCGTCCGTGACGTCGGTGACGACGGCTGTGCCGGTGGGCGGGGTCAGCTCGACCTGCGCCGCGGACTGGGCGCTCCCGTCCGGGTGGTTCGTGGCCCACGACACGACCTGCGCGGACCCGATGGCGAGCGGGTCGCACGCCACGCGCAGCCGACGGGGCCAGGGGCTGCGCGATGGTGGTGACGGTGTCGGACGTCGCCCAGTCCGACACGCGGGATGACTTGACCTTGCGAATTCGCGCCTGCACCGTGCCCGCCTGGGCCGACATGGATGACCGGGAGGGCGGACGCGGTCTGTGTCGCTCCCCATGCCCCGCCGCTCCAGAGCTGCCACTCCAGGTTGTCCCACCACTGCGACCCTCCCGACGCGGCCAGGCTGAGGCTGGTCGTGCTGGTCGCCGTGAGGGTCGCCGACGCGAAGGGCGTCGGTGCGGTGTACGCCGTCCCCGCGCTGACCGTCGACGACGACCCCGTCGCGTTGTAGGAGCAGACCGAGTAGTCGTATCTGTGGCCCGCCTCCACGGACGAGTCCGTGTAGTTCGTCGCCGACCACGAGAGGGACGCTATGCGCTGGGCCGTCCCGCCGTCGGTCGACTCTGCTGACATAGATTCCGCTCCACGGCTGGGCGGACGAGGACGAGTCGTAGTCCCCCGCCCACGTGAGCACGGGGTAGGAGCCCGCACAGTCGAGTGCGACGCTCTTGGGAGGGCGCGGGGCGAGGTACGGGCGCGCGGGTATGGTGACGGACGTGACGGCGTTCACGCCCTCGCGGAAGCTCGCTACCGAGGAGTTCGGGCTGCCGAGCCAATGAAGGTACCATACGGTGTAGCCGCCCCCGAAGTTCCTTCCGCTGTTCGGGTCCGACGACGACGTCGCACCCGTCGAGTACGTGCCCACTCCCACGCCCGTGACGTCCGCGAGGAGCGCCCAGCTGGCACCCCCGTCGGTGGACCAGTAGAGCCTCGACTCGAAGTACGATCCCTGGGCCTGGGCTGACTGGTACCCGCCCTCGACGTGAACCTGGACCGCCGAGTCCGAGGACGCCGATATTTCGACGGATACGTAGTCCCGGAAGTTGTATGAGTTCCCACCAGCCCAGTCCGACCATGCAGTTGCCATCAGTAGTCACTCCCCGACGCGGCCAGCGCCGCGAGTTCCCGGACGGCACCCTCGAGCCTCCTGCTGGATGAGACGGTCCGACCGTCGACGACGATCGAGTAGTAGTAGGTGTTCCCGTACGTCGGAAGCCCCGTGTCCTTGGAGCCGCCGTACCCGTACCAGCCGCCTTGCCTCGTCGGCCTCGCGGTGGCCTCCGGGTCTATCGAGGCATCCTCCGCGAGCCTTAGGGCGGCGTCCTCGACGTCGGCCGACCCGATCCTCATGCCTGCGGCGAAGTTCTGCGCCAGGTGCATGCCCGAGCGCACGCCGCCCTTCTCGGCCCCTGACCATGGGCCCTCCTCCGGTGCGGAGAAGTGGAGGATGGACTGCGCCGCCGAGGCGATCGCGGACGCCGCGCTCGCGACCCAGCCGCGGGCCGAACGGATGCCCGACGCGAAGTTCGCGCCGAGGTCGGAACCCCACGAGTACGGGTCGCCGTAGTCTCGCGCGTCCTGGGCGGCGCTCGCGAGCCCCCGCGCGCTGCCCGACGTCGCGCCGCGACCTGATCCGACGCCCGACGCGAAGCTCGCACCGGCCCCCTTGCCTATCGAGAGCAGGCTCTCCGGGGTCCCCGAGACGCCCGACCCCGCGCGCTCGGCGAGCGAGGCCGCGCTCGCGAACACGGCTCCGACGCCCGACCCTATGCCGGACGCGAGGCTTCCGGAGGAGCTCGCGCCCGTACCTGCCATCTGCCCGGGCATGCCGGACAGGGCACCCAGGAGGGACGCGCCGAGTGCCGATACCGCACCGAGCGGGCCGGACTCGTTTCCGCTGATGCCTAGCTGCAGCCCGGTGTCGACGTCCGTTCCGAGCTGGTAGAACTTCTGGGACGGGCTATGGCTGTCGAGGGACGTCTTCGCGGCGTCTATGACGTCCTGCCCGAGCATGGTGCTCTGCTCCGCCGAGAGCGTGCCGTTCCTAATCCCGTCGGCGAGGCCCGCGTCGATGTCGTGGCCCAGGAGCTGTGCCGCGGCGTCGACGTCTCCCCCGGTGAGCCTCAGGGCGACCTCGGAGAGCATCTCGTCCGTGGCGCCCGACGCCACGAAGCCGTTCGCGCTGATGCCGTCGGCCACGCTCTGCGGGAGGTCGATGCCTGCGGCCTCCATCTGGGACGCGACGCCTGACCAGTCGCCCGATGCCGCGGCCTGGAGGACGGCGGTCGCCGAGTCGACGCTCACCTCGCCGGACTCCATGCCGCTCGCCAGCGCGTTCGCCGCGCTGAGGCCGCTGTCGGACATGTCGACGCCCATGCCGGCGAGCGCGTCGACGATGCTCTGCGTCGTGCCGTCCCAGCTCGTGGCGAGCTGCGTGAGCTGCGTGTCGTTCAGGCTCTTGAAGTCGGAGACCGATACGCCCCGCGTCCGAGAGGTCCGACGAGAACTGCCCGATGTCGCCGCCGACGGCGCTGAGCGCGGTCGACACCCGTCGTGGACGCCGTCGCCACGTTCTGGATCCCTTGGCTCGCACCGTCCGAGATCGCGACCGACGCCCCGAGCGACGTGGTGACGTTGTCGATTGACCCGTTGACGTTGTCGAGCGCGGCCCGGGCGTCGTTCAGGTCCCCGGTGAGCTCCTGGTTCGCCTGCGCCTCGACGACCGCCATCCTCGCGGCCTCGTCCTGCGCGTAGCCCTGGTCGATGAAGCCCTGGGTGTACCTGTCGACCGCGTCGTTCCAGGCGGACTGCGCCTGGGCGAGGGCGGTGATGTCGGTCGCCTGCTGCTGGTAGAGCCCCGAGAGGTTCTGCTGCTGCGCGTCCACCTTGATCTGCTCGAGCTTCTTCTCGACGTAGTCCCCGAGCGAGCCGGTGACGTCGTCGATGGTGCCGTTCTCGTCCGAGAGCATCCCGTTGGCGGCATCCGTCACCGTGATCTGGGTGCCTGCACATGTCGTTGACGGTCTCGACGGCGGACCTCAGCCGCCCCTGCGCGTCCGTCGAGAGGTCTGACTGGTTGGCGTACTCCTGGATGGTCGAGTAGGCGGCCTGAAGCTGGGCGCCCTGCGCCGCGGCACCGTTGTTGGTGTCGGTGATGGTCTGGGCGAGCTGCGCCTGGCTCTCGAGCATTCCGTCGATGTCGGCCTTCGCGCCGGACGCGCTGCCCGAGAGGACGCCGAGGACGCCCGCCTCCTTGCCCGCCTCCGTGGTCGCTCCGCTCGACGCGGCCGTGAGCCCGTCGGTGGCGGCGCTTAGGTCGCTGGCGTGCTTCTGGGCGTCCGTGAAGGCGCCGACCAGCATGGTGATGCCGGCGATGACGGCCATGGGGGCGATCGTCGCGAGTGCCACCTTCGCCACGTTGGCCGCCGTGGTCATCGTCGCGAGCCCCACCGCGTGCAGCCTCGTCGCGGTCGTGGACTCGGCAGACGCCGCGGCCTCGCTCCGGTACCCCGAGACGAGGCCTGTCGAGGCGTCCATGTCCCTCTTCTTCGCAGGCCACCTCGGAGGTGAGGTTGTCGACGAGGGTCCTTGTTGGCCGAGCTCCCCTTCCTCTGCTCGTCCGCGAGCTTCCTCACGGCGCGCTCGTACTCCGACGTGTCCGCGTTCGCGTTGCGCACCGCACCGACGTAGGTGTCGACGTCCCCCGCCGCCTTGACCGCGCCGTTGTTCCTGAGCGCCCCGGCGAGCTTGTCGTTCTTCTGGTACGCCTCGAGCGCGGCGGCGTCGGTGGTGGTGAGGGCGTCCGCGTAGACCCCCACCTCCTGCTGCGCCCTGCCGACGCCCGTGGCGACGTCCCCGGCCACCCTTGACGATCTTCCCGGTGACGGAGAGGAACGGACCCGCCGCCGCGACGGCGACGCCGAGCCCGATGGCCACCCGCTGCGACCCCGTGTCCATGTCCGAGAATCCCTGGGACGCGCCCTCGACGACGTCGATGAGGGGCTGCGAGGCGTCGATTGCGTCCGTCACGGCGGTGACGAGGGGCGTGCCCACGTCCTCCGCGATCGCGGTCAGCTTGTTCTGCAGGATCTCGAGCTTCGCCGCCATGGAGTCGTTGCGGTTGGCGACCTCGTCGGTGAGGGCCGTGTTCTGCCGCCATCCGTCGTTGGAGACCTGGAGCGCCTGCGTGACGAGGTCGGTGTTGCCGGCGAGGCGCTTGAGGGACGTCGCTCTGCCTGATGCCGGTGACGCCCATGTTCTCGAGCGCCACCGTCATGTTCTCGGCGCCGTCGGTGCCCTTGAGGATGGAGACGAGGGTGTCGGACGCGGAGGTCTGCCAGGCCGTCCGGAAGTCGTCGGCGCTCATGCCGGCGACCTGGGCGAAGGCGTCGAGGCTGTCGCCTCCCGTGGCGACCGCCGCGTCGATCGTGCTGACGGTCGTGGAGAACGCGGTGCCGCCCGCCTCGGCCTCGATGCCCATGGATGACATCGCCGCCGACCAGCCGAGGATGTCCGCCTGGCTCATGCCCACCTGGGTCGACGACGCCGCGATCCTCTGGCCCATGCTCGAGATGGCGCTCTCGGTGGTCGCCATGTGGTTTCCGAGGTTGACGATGGCCGATCCGTAGTTGCTCACCTCGTCGTGCGACATGCGGGTGACGTTGGCGAACTGCGCGAGCTGGGTCGCGGCCGTGTCGGCGTCCATGTCGGTGGCGATGTCGAGACCGGACACGACCCGCGAGAACCCGTCGAGCTCCTCGATGGAGAACCCGAGCTGGGCGCCGAGCGCCTGGATGTCGAGGATCTGGTCGGGCGAGACGGCGTTGGTCTTGGAGAACTCTATCGCCGATTCCTTGAGCTGCTGGTACTGCTCGTCCGTGCCATCGACGGTCTTGCGCACGCCGGTGAGGGCGGTGTCGATCCTGACCGCGGCGGCACCGGTCACGACCCCGAGACCGACCGCGATGGCCGACACGCCCATCATCTTCTGGCCGGCACCCTCTATCTGGGCGCCGGTGTTGTAGATGTCCCCGCCGAGGCTCGCGAGCTGCGAACCGTGCTCGACGAGCTGCGAGGACATGCCCCCGAGGCTCTTGCTCGCCCCTGCGGTCTTGATGGCGATCGAGTCGAGCCGCTTCTCCGCCCTCTCGAGGGCGGCACCGTTGTACGACCCCGTCACCGCGATGGATATGGATGCCTTACCCATTGAGGTACCTCTCGATCGCCTGTTCCACCCTGCGCGACGCCCTCTCGGTGATGTCGGGCTCGTGCTCCTTGGCGGCCCTCACGAGGGCGCGGGCGGGCGTGCCCCTGGGGACCCCGATCGGCCTCCCCCTCCGCGGGCCGGTGAGCGCGAACGCCCCCGGGAGGGCGAACTCGATGGTCCCCGCGCCCGGGTCCCCGCTGGACGATGCGCACGCCCGAGCGGACGGTCCTCATCGAGAGGCTCGAGGCGTACGACCCGGTGCCGCCGAGACCAGACGCGTAGCCCCTCGCGGACTGGAGAAGGGGCCGTGCGTCCTCGCGCAGCCCCTTCCTGAGCTCCGAGGGAAGCTCGCGGTCGATGGCGCCGAGGGCGACGATCGTCTCGTCGAGACCCCTGACCTCGATGCGCAGCGCGCCCTCATGCCCGAATCCCACGGTGCCCCCCGCCCCTGAACATGCGCATGACGCGCGACGCGCGCGTGCGCTCCCTCCTCTTCCTGAAGGACTCCCCTCCCCTGGAGAAGAGGGCGACGTACTCCTCGAAGACGTCCGGGTAGTCGTCGGCGAGCCTCGCCAGGTCGTACGGGCTGCACCCGATGCCCGCCGCGGTGGTCGCTATCCGGCGGCCCCAGCGGCTAAAGGGGCGTCGGGGGTCCTTCTTGGAGTCGCTGATGTAGAGGTCGTAGTTGTCGGCGATCCACTCGATGGCGTCGTCGGTCCCCATCCCGTCGGGAACGCCGAGCTCGTCGAGCCTACCGGCCTGCCTCGCCGCGAAGTACCCCCATGCGAAGTCGGTCTTGCCCTGCTTGGACGGTGACGCCGGGAGGCCCGCACCGTAGTCCTGCGACCTCCAGAGGGACGATCGGCCGCTCTCGAACTCGACGACCTTCTCGTCCCCCGTGAACCTGAGCGAGAACTTGAGCATCGATGCCTCCTAGGCGTTGTAGTTGGCGACCTTGTTGGTGATGGTGATGGTGACCGGCGTGCCCGTCTTCGAGGCGATTGCCGACGTTGTCGGCGCTGAACTCGACCTCGGCGGCGGAGCCCTCGGGGTCGATCTCCGGGGTCTTGCAGTTCCAGGGCACGTTGGCGAAGTCGACCTGCATGGTGCAGTTCGCGTCCTGGGAGTGCGTGAACGCCCACGACGCGGAGCCGTAGACCACGTTCGACGTGACCTTGGTGCCGGTCTCGGTGCCGGTGAGCACCTTTCGGATCGGCGTCCAGTCCTCGGGCATGACGGTCATCTTCACGGACGTGGTGAGCTTGCCCTCGGACACCTCCGCCGCGACGACGTTGCCCGCGCTGCGGTACGTCGTCAGGTTGTTGGAGAGCTCGAAGCCGCCCTTGGTCACGATCGCCTCGGCCGGGGCCTGGTCGTTCGTCGAGATCCTGAAGGAGCCGTTCGTCGGGACGAAGTACCCTTCGAAGCACGAGGGCTCGGCGTCTCCCGACCATGATCCGAACAGCTCCGAGTCGATGCCCGCCGCGGTCACGCCGATGTCGAGCGGGGCGTTCCCCTCGAAGTCGAGCGAGAGGGTGTCGACCTTGCAGCCCACGGCCTCGTGGACGGTCGTGTCCGCCGTGTTGCCCACCTGGCCCCAGAAGGTCAGGAGCGGGAGCGCGCTCCCGAGCGTGATCACGTGCTTGTAGTATCCGGTCTGGGTCGCCGCGGTCGAGACGACGTTGCCCATCGCCGCGAGGGCGTAGAGCCCGAGGACGTCCGCGTAGGCGAGCGTCTCGAAGTCGACCGCCATGTTGACCTCGGAGACGTACGCCCCGTTCGACACGTCGGCCCTCAGGCCGCAGGCGACGCTCTTCTGCTCGACCTTCCGGTCGGGCTTGATGAGCCCTCCCCCGGTGAGCCCGTGCTTGTACCTGGGCGCCACGGCGGCGGTCGACTTGTCCGCCTGTCGCGCGACGCCGAGCAGTCCGATGGAGGTGTTAATCATCTGCGTTCCCCTTCTTGTCCTCGGTCACCGGCACGTCCGCCGGGCCTGGCTCCTCGATCACCCCGGACGCGACGAGTCGCGCTGCGAGGTCCTCCGGCACTTCCGCCGGCCTTCCCTTCGTGAGCCTGTAGTCGCGGCCGTTGTAGGTCACGCAGGCGTTCGCGACGGCCTTGTTAGCCTTGCTTTGCTTGGGCATTTGCGATCAGCTCCTTGAACTCGTGCGGGCATACCGAGGCGACCCTTGCAGGCCACCTCGAGCTCCGCGGCGACGACGTGCTTCTTGTCCGGGGTGGTGTCGTATCCGGAGTCGGAGATGCGCGGGACCGCGCAGTCCACCGACCTCCCGAGCGTCGCCTCGGCGGCGATGCCCATGTAGGCGCTGTTGAGCCACGTGTTGACGTTGCGCACCGCCTCGTCCAGGTCCGCGTGCGTTGCCATGAGGTAGACGAAGATCGAGAACGCCGTCGAGTACTCGTGGCTCGTTGCGCTGCCCGAGGTGGAGACGGACCTCGCGAGGGGGTTCACCCATACGAGGAACGGGGGGCGGCTCGGCCCGATGCCGAACGAGACGACGGGAGCCCTCACGGGGTCCCCGTCATAGAGGGCGAGCGCCCCCTCGCTCAGCACGACCCTCAGACGGTCGCAGACCGCCCTGGCGGCGGCGTCGTATGGCGTGGCCATAATCACAGGACCACCACCCTCTGGCGCCCGAACTGCTCGATGGCGGCGTCGACCTCCGGGAGTCCCGTCGCGCCGTCCCTCCCGGCGAGGGTGTAGCGGATGAACCCGGCCTCGGTCGCCTCCCCGGTCGCCCTCTCGGGCGTCACGGACGGCCTGAGGAAGTAGGCGGCGAGCTGCATGACGGCAGACGACACGCGGGCGGGCACGTCGTCGATCCCCCAGACGTACTCGATGGTCGCGTGGCCGTCGGGGCCGACCGCGGTGCAGTCGGAGAGGAGCTCCCATCCGGGCGTGAGCATCTCGCGAACGTCGTTGTGGTCGAGCCATACGAACCCGCCCGCGTAGGTCTCCGTGCTCCCGCGCCTGCGCACGAACGCCCTGTGGGCGTTCTCCTCGAAGGTCTCGGTCGCCGCCTGGCGCGCCTGCCATAGCTGCTCGTCGGTGAATCCCGAGAAGTCGTCGGTGCCATCGGACGCCGTGAGGTCGTCGAGCGCGAAGTAGTGGTGCGACACGACCTCGACGCGCGTCTCGAAGAGGGGCGCGTCCCCCGAGCGCCACTCGATGGTGGCGAGCTCGGGGGCGGTCGTTGCAGGCATGGACATCTCTCCGTATTCGCAGGCGACCTCGGTCGCCGACCCATCGGAGAGCGTGACGACCGCCTTGTCCGGCATGACGGTCGACTCCGCCTTGATCCTGACGGGGTCGGTCCTCGCGATCCTCAGGGAGGTGTCGGGACGGACGATCACGGCTACTCCTGCCCCTGCCTAGGCTTCCGGCGGGGGCGCGCCTGCTTGGGCGTGGCCCCTGCGGGGCCTTCGGGCTCGTCCTCGGCGTCCGTTCCCTCGGGCTCCTCGGCCCTCTCGGCATCTCCGGTGGCGGTGAGGCCGCGCGCCTCCGCCTCCTGGTCGGTCATCTCCTCGCCCTCGAAGGCGACGAGCCGACCGTCCCTGACGACCCTCTCCCCGCTCGTGTACATCGCCGTCGCCCCCTATGCCGTGGTCTTGTCGAGGTCCGTCTTGGTGGCGTACGCGAAGGCGTCGGGATAGACGACCTGGAGGGCCTTCGTGTGCTCCGCGAGGATGGAGAGCTCGTTCTTGATGAACTGGTCGTTGTAGTAGCCGACCTCGACCGTGGTGCCGCCGTGGATGGCGCGGCGGCGCGCGGCGAACGCGTCGTACACGAGGATGCCGGGGCAGTTGGTGTCCTCGACGACCTTCATCCCCCAGTAGACGTCGCTGCCGAGCGTCTGGTAGAGCCCGGTCTCGGTCTTGTAGAGGTCGATCTCCTGCTTGATGAGCGGGTTGATGCAGACGTGCGTGGGGATGCGCCGGGACGTGGTCATGACCTTGGTGCGCATCCTGCGGATGGCGTCGAAGTACTTGCCGGCGGAGGCGTCCGCGTAGGCGATGATGCCCGTGGTGTTGGTGACGCCGATGATGCCGGTGGAGTTGCTGCCCGTGAGGTATCTGGCGTCGGTGTTGTCACCGAGGTCGATGAGCAGGTCGTTCTCGATGATGCTCGCGAGCTCGTCGTAGTCGGCGAGGCTGTCCTTGGAGACGGGGACGTAGCCCGCGATGGTCTCCTTGTTCGCGACGGCGTCCTTGTAGCTGTAGATCACCTGCGCTATCGTCGCGGAGGTGCCGGCGGTGACGCCCGCCCACGTGTCGGGGGTGCCGGTCTGCGCCGAGCGCTGCTTGAACGAGACGCTTCCCATCGCGGGCGTCTCCGCGATCGTCGAGGCGAAGTTGTCCAGGAGGCTGGGGGACTTCGCGGGGATGTCGAGGTCGATCTCGGTCGGGGACCCGACGGTCACGACGGCGTTCTTGAAGCCTACGGAGAGGCCGCGGAACTCGTCGCGGGGGCCGAGGACGCGGGCCGAGAAGGACTCCTCGGGCTGGGCGGGCGCGTGAGCGGAGCGGAGCCTGTCCTCCTCGTCGATGACGTGCTCGATGGTGATGTCGAGCTGCTTGATCTGCCCCTCGACGACGAGGGCCTCGTCGGCCTTGCCGTCGTCGACCAGCTTTCGCTGGGCCTCGGAGAGGCGGCTTCGCTCCTGCCAGAGCTGCTTCGAGTTGAGAATTGCCATTACTGCTCCTTTTTACGGTAGACCCTGTTTCCCAGGACGAAGGGTCGCCCCTCGTTGGCCGGAATCGTATCCGCGGCGTGAGATTTGTCCCTCTCGAGGACGTCCGCGGGCACGTGTAGGTATCGGGACAGCATCGCGGGGTCCACCGACGCTGCCGTGCGCTGTCCCGTCTCGACGACCTCGTCCGCGAGCCCCGCGTCCACGGCATCCACCGCCCGGTACCATGTCTCCGCGTCCATGGCCGCCCTCACGTCCTCGAGCGCCATGCCCGACCGCGAGGAGATGATGCGGGCGATCGTGTCGTCGAGCGACTCGAGCCTCTCCGCCACCATCGTCAGCTCCGAGGCGTTCCCCTGGACGTTCGTCCAGGCGTCGTGGATCATGAGCTGGGCGAAGTCGCTCATGACGACGCGGTCGGCCATGACGGCGATGTAGGACGCCGCGCTGGCTGCCACGCCGTCGACGTACGCGGTCGTCTCGCCCTCGTAGCGCTGGATGGCGCTCGCGATGGCGAACCCCTCGTACACGTCGCCGCCGCAGCTGTCGATCCTGATGTCGAGCGGCTTCGGACCGAGCGCCTCGAGCGTCTGCGAGAAGTCCTTCGCGGTGTTGCTCGAGTCGGGGTCCCAGAAGTCGGTGCCGATGGTGCCGTAGAGGTAGACCGTCGCCCTCCCCGCCTCGTCCTTGACCTTAAACATCGTTCGCTCCTTCCTGGCTCCCGTCACCGGGTGCCGACGGGCCGTCCGCGTTGAAGACGTTCACCGTCCCGTCTTGGTTGACCGTTCCGTAGTTGAGCGGGAACAGGGGGAGGTCGATGCCATCGATCGGCTCCATGTCCTCCAGCTCGCGGATGTCCCCGCGCGTGTAGGCACCGAGGTACGCCATCTCGCGGTAGTACTGGCTCCTGCTCGCGTCGTCCCCCCGCATGAGGCCCTGGATCTTGAACTTCCCTCCGCACCCGCTGATGCCGCATGCGTCGATGACTGGCCTGAGGCCGATCTCGACGGAGCGCACGTCCGGGACGATGGTGTCGGTGACGTAGTCGATCCGCTGCTGCTGCGAGGACGCGTAGGTGGCGGAGTCGAGGTCGTACACCTTCCACGGCGGCACGTTGCAGGCGCGGCACACCTGCTGCAGCACCCACCTCTGCTGCTCGATGACCGAGGCGTCCTTCATGGTCTGCTGGTCGGTGACCCACTTCGCGCCGTAGCCGAAGATGGGCGCCTTGCCCGCCTCCCCGACCCCGCGCTTGGCGTCTACCGCCGTGCGGAGCGCCTGGAGGTCGTCGGCGGTCATCCTCCCCGCCGGGACCTCGACATGCCCGAGCTGGTGGTTCCCGTTCCGGAGCATCGAGGAGTAGAAGCGCTCGAGGTCGACGGAGAGCCCTATCTCCTCTGCCGAGAGCGACGCGAGGGAGACGCCCCTGACGCCGTCCTTCGTGATGTGCGTCGGGATGTTCACGATCTCGTCGGAGAAGTACGTGCCCGCCGGGACGTGGTCGTCCCCGGGCGACACCGTGTACGAGGTGCGGTAGCCCTCCGGCCTCGATGGGTCGAAGCCATGCCTCACGTGGGCGCTCACGGGCCATATCGCCCTGGGGCGGCCTCGGCGCCACTCGACCCACCAGTAGGCGTTGCCGAACGTGTCCCTCCGGAGGACGGTCCAGGCCATGAGGGCCGTCACCGGCATCTCCTCGTTGGCCATCCCGTTCATCAGCGCGGCAAGCGGGTGGTCCCCCAGGTTCTCGCGGCGTCCCCCGGTCTCGCGAACCACCGAGAACGGCAGCGATGCCATCGACCTCGCCTTGGTCTGCACGCACGCCGCGAAGTCGATCGACATGAGCGACCCGTACCCCGACGGGGAGTGAGACCACGGGGGCGTGGTGGGGCTCACCGCCTCGGATGCGTCGGCGCTCTTGTAGAACACGTCGTTCTTGTAGAACAAGTCGTAGAAGCGTCCCATGCGACCCCCTTCGGTCGCTCGCATGGTACGGGTCGCGTGAGATTAGCAGACGGGGACCATGCCCTCCCCACCCGCCACGAGCTTCGCGTAGGCGAGCGCGGCGATGGAGAGCGCGATGGCCGCGTCGATCTTGTCGCGGTGCCCGTTCTTCCCGAAGCGGCTGCCGTACGGCTCGCGGTCGAGCTCGACGGTGTTCTCCAGGTGCCTCCTGAGCTTCGCGCACCCCCTGAGCCTCACGCGCCCGCCCTTCACGAGGTTCTCGACGATGCTCGTGGCCTGGCACATCGTCGCGTTGTTCTGGGCGAACGCGACCGGCTCTATGCCGTAGGTCGACTGGAGCTGCGAGCTCATGACGATGAGGCGGTTCGGGTCCATGCCGACCACCTCCGGCCAGTGCTCCTTGCACAGCCCGGCGATCAGCTCCATCACCTGGTTCAGGTCGTAGTGCCCGGTCTCCTCGTCGGGCTCGTCGAAGACCCACTCGCGCGTGTATCCCACGGGCCTTCCGGTGCGCCCCGGGCGCTCCTGGTACGCGACGATCGCGAAGCTGTCCCCCGACGTCGCGCCGTCGATCCCGAGCGTGTAGGGCAGCGAGAGGTCGAAGTCGTTCCTACCCCGCGCGCACCTGTCGAGCTGCGCGTGCGTGAAGCACGAGTAGTCGGTCTTGTCCGTGGGGAACCGGTTCGCCGTGTACCTCTCGAATGCGCGCTTCGAGGTCGCCATGCCACGCTGGTCCTGGATGCTCTCCCACGTCACCCAGGACGCGCAGAGGAGCGGCTTCCAGGACGCCCGCCGGTTGATGTCCAGGCCGTCATCCATCCCCAGCCAGTACAGGTACATTCCGGGATCGGCGCCGGCCTTCTGGAGGGTGTCCCACAGGAAGCCCTCGCGGGAGGCGCCTGCGGTGGTGATGCCGATCGCGAGCGGGTTCCAGAGCACCTTCTGGCCCTTGAGCCCCGCGTCCCAGACTCCGGAGTCGCGGTAGGTGTGCAGCTCGTCGAACACGAGCACGTTGAAGTGCCAGGACTCGAGCGCGTCGGCCCTGTTCGGGAGCACCATGATCTTCGCGCCGGTCTCGCGGTGCGTGATCACGTTCTTCCCGACCTCCCACTGCCCGTTCCACGTCGGGTCTAGCCGGATCATGGTGGCGATCTTCTCGTAGATGTTGCGCACCTGGTCGCGAGAGCTGGCGACGACCCCGTACTGCCCGTTGTGCACGACCTCCATGGTCGCGACGGTCATCACGATCGCGGCGGCGAACTCGGTCTTCCCGAACCCGGACGGAAGGCCGAAGATCGCGCGGCGGAACCGCCGCCTGAACCTGCCGCCCTCCATCCGACCGCAGGCGAGCAACGGCTTCCACATGTTCTCCCGCTGGAACGGCTCGAGGAGGAACGGCTGCCCGTAGAACGCGTCGTTGGACACGTGGTGGCACATGGTGGAGAGGCACTTCTCGTAGTCCCTCGCCATGGCGAGCCCCTCGGGCGCGTACGAGGTCTCAGTCCTCCGCATCTTCGACCACCACGTCGGGGAGCTCGTATGCCGCGTTGATGCCCTTGAAGATCTTCGCCGTGTCGGCGGCGGTCTTGACGGTGGTGGCGTCCATGAGGCCGATGCGCGACCGCGCGAGGGGCGACAGCCCGAGCATGTCCGACAGGGCGCGGATCTCGGAGCTCGCGTCCTTGAGGATCGTCAGCGCCGGGCTCTTCCTGACGAGCGGCACCTCGCTGCCGTCCTCGGTCACGAAGGGCTTCACGCCCACCTGGTCGAAGATGGCGAGCGACCCGTCCTCGGAGTGGATCGCCTGCTCCGCCTGGCACGCGACCGCGTGCCAGTAGGTGAGCAGCCTGAGCGTGGGCACGTCCTGCTCGGAGAACCCGTTCACGGGAGGGGCGATCCACGCCCATATCTCGCTCTGGACCGGGTCGGCGGCGATGTCGCGCGGCATGGCGACCCCGGAGGAGTCCTCGACCGCGAGGCCGTAGGCGTCCGACAGCCCGCGGCGTACGGCGTCAGTGCTTGGGCTTCGCGCCCCTCACAGCCCCTCCCCCCTGAGGACGTCCTCGATGCCCTCGCCGCGCGGCGCAGCCTCAGGCACAGCGGGGACGTGGCGAGCATCGACGCGCGCGACATGTCGCTTGCCGCCACGTGGGCGCGCTGCACGATCTCCCCGACCTCGTCCATCGTCATCCTGGTCGAGGGGTCCGGAGCCTCGATTCCCCCGGTGAAGGCGTGCGAGCGGGCGGCACGGCTCCTGCACGTCGCCGAGCAGAACCGCGCCGTGCGCCTCTGCGCCTGGAACTCCCTCCCGCACACCTCGCAGCGCTTGATCACCGAACCCTCCCCCGGTGGAGCCGTCACCATGACGGCGATGTTCGCACCGGCGTGAGAATTGGCGTTGCACCCTTTTTCTTAGCGTTGCGTTTTTCGCGGGATTCCCAATTTCGTGGCAACGACAGGATGGGAGTGGCGTGCGGGGTGTGGGATTGGGTTTCCAGCTTTCGGAGGGGGTAGGGGGTCCACCCCTTCCGGCCGGTCGTGCCGATGGGTCGCGCGGGTCGTATCCGTGGAGGTCAGCCCTCGGCCTTCCTTCGCGCGTCGTCACGCCGCTTGTGGCACGACTTGCACCTGAGCTGGAGGTTGTCGGGCTCGTCGGTGCCGCCGTCGCAGAGCGCCTTGACGTGGTCGACCTCCCCACCCATGCCCGCCGTCCTCCACGACTTCCCGTCGAACCAGGCGCACGCCCGGCCGCAGTCGGTGCACTTCCCGTGCGTCCTCGCTATGGCCACCTGCCGCGCGGCCTGGTACCCCGGTGTCGAGTAGTGGCTCCGCCAAGGCTCGCGATGGCCGCGGGACTCGTCGCCCTTGGTCGGCTTGCGCTTCGGCCTCGGCCTGCACGTGCACCTCTGCCCCGCCGGCACGACGCGCCCGCAGTGCGGGCAGAACGTCCTCATGCCGCTCAACCCTGCGACCTCGCCCTCTCGACGTTCGCCCTGATCTTCTCCCTCGTCGCGACGTTGATGGAGCGTGACGCCGCCTCGAGCTCGAGCAGGTTCGCCCCGGACGCGCGTGCCGCGCGAAGCATCTCCGCGATGGCAAACTCGACCTTGGCCTGATCGTATGCGTCACTGCTCCTTGTCATGCGTGCCCCCTCGTATTTGCTCATGCGTCCTCCTTCATGAAGAGCAACCAGTGTGTCTTGCTCTGTCTTGGCTTCCGGTTGCCGCAGATGGGCATCTGCGTCGTGCACGAGAGCACTTCTTTCAGCGGAATCGTGTACTCGTACCACTTGAAGACGAGTATCCCGCCTGGCCTGAGAACCCTGAAGCACTCCGAGAATCCGCGTGTGAGCTGGTCGTGCCAGTCGGTGTCGAGCACTCCGTACTTCTCTGCCTGCCATCCGTGTCCACGGTCAAGGTGAGGCGGGTCGAATATGACGAGAGTGAAGGTGCCGTCACCGAACGAGAGCCGCGTGAAGTCCTCGACCATGTCCGGCGACACGTCGAGGGTGCGGCCGTCGCAGAGCACCGAATGACGCGGGTGGAGGTCGCAGAACATGACGCGACGGTCATGTTTGTCGAAGTACATCATCCGAGAGCCACAGCATGGGTCGAGCGCGGGCGTGCTCATGCGTCCTCCCCCTCGTCTCGTACCGCCCCGTCGCAGGCGGGGTTCTCCGCGAGCACACACTCGCCGTCCCTCGCGCAGGCCCCGTACCCTGTCGGTTGACCGTCCCACGTGATCGGTGCGAAATGGATGCACCCCGAGCACGTCATCCCCGCCTCGTCGCCCACTCCCACTCCCTTCTCCTGATACTTACTCCTTATCTGACCCACGCCCCGTCCGCGTCCCTCTCGCTCCCCGTGCGAGCTGCGAGGATTCGCGTGGCGTGGGAACCCTCCGGCCCGTAACGGTTTGCACGGCCCTTGCACGTGGTCACAGCTCGCCATCGCGATCCCCCATCCCCCTCGCGACCGCCGCGAACCCCTCGGCCGCCTGGGCGTCCCTGCCTGGGAGCACGTGGGCGTAGAGCCTGAGCGTCGTGGCCACGCTGCCGTGCCCGAGGCGCTCCGAGACCGTCTTGGGGTCGACCCCCGCGATCAGGAGCCACGTCGCGTGCGTGTGGCGCAGGCTGTGGAAGCTCGTGCACGGATCGATGCCGAGGGCGTCCCTCATGGACGCGAACTCGCGCGACACGGTCGTCGGCCTCATGTGCGAGCCGTCGACGGTGACGAGCGGCGTGTCCCTACCGGTCGGCGCGAGGTACCGGTCCTGCCATGCCGCGTGCGCGCGGATCGTCGCGAGGTCGTCGCCCGTCACCGAGACGTTGCGCCTGCTCGAGGCGGTCTTCGGCCTCTGCCTGCGCACGACGCCCTCCCCCGGCACCTCGACGCAGGTCGAGCTCACGGAGACGATCCCCCGGCGCTGCACGTCGCGCCTGCGCAGCGCGCACACCTCGCCGACGCGCAGCCCCGTATGGAGCGAGACCCACGCCGCCATGGCGACGTTGCGCCGGCGCACCCCGGCCGCCCCGACGGGGTCGTCGCCGTCGAGCACGGAGCGGAGCGCCGCCTCGAGCCGCGCGAAGTCGCCCTCGTCGTAGGCGGTCGCCGTGGCCGTCCCGACGCGCGGCGAGTCGATGGCCGCCGCGGGGTTCGACGACGCGACCCCGACCGAGCACATCCACCCCCACGCCCCCCTGAGGAACCAGTGGCACCCGGCCACGGTCTGCGGGGAGAGCGGGCTCCCGTCCCGCGAGCCGCGGGCGAGCAGCTCGTCCCTGAGCCTCGCCAGGTCCATCGGCTCGACCGAGTCGGCGCGTTCGCGGCCCAGGGCGGGCGAGACGTAGAGCCTGGCGTAGCCGCGATAGGTCCTGCAGGTGTTCGGGCTCGCCCCCGCAGCCTCGAGCGACCGCACGTACGCCTCAAGCACGTCCGCGACCTTGGGTGACGTCCCGAGCCTCGCCGCCCCCTCGACCGTGGCGAGCCACTCCGCGGCGAGGGCGAGGGCCTCCTCGTCGGTGGCCGCGGCGGGGAACCTCCGGTACGGCCTGAGCGGGCGACCGGTGATCCGGTTGACGCCGAGGTACGGCTGCACGTAGCGGATCCCGTCCCTGTCGTGCTTGACGACGAGCCTGACCTCGTGTTGATCGCCCTTCCTCGCGTTGGTTTTCGACATTTTGCGGACTTCCTCCTTGCAGCGACGGTAGAGGGCTTTTTTCAAATCCAAATCCAAATACGAATCAAAGGGTGTGGGTTATCTCTCGGTTGGCCGTTGGGTACCCCAGTGGGTTTATGCGCTGGTAGAACCACGCGTGAAGCCACCCTTCTCGCCGTTCTTCCGGTTCCTCGCGCACCGCGCCTGGTACCGCTGGACCTCGTCCCAGACGCCGTTGTCGAAAACCTCGCCGCGGGACCCCAGCGACTCCCCGTCGATGCACCCTGACTCGGCGAGGAACTCCAGGAACTCCCGGCACTTCGGCGCCGTCATGCCGAGCGAGGATGCGAGGGACTGGAGCTGCCACTTCTCGGCGACAGGGATGACCGCCCCGGGGGCGTTCGCCATGAGCTGCCTGAGCCCCACGAGTCGGCCGTATCCCGCCCACCCGAACCGACCCCTCACCGCGGTGGCGCCAGGGTCGTAGGTCGCCTCTCGCGAGCCCACGCGGATCCATCTCGGGTACAGCGCGTCGACGTCGGTCATCCCAGCGCCTCCCCCAGGCCGATGACCGGTATCCCGCACTCGTGCGCGACCGCGACCTCCAGCGACGAGCCGCGGCTGTCCCTCCACCCCGGCAGCACCACGACGGCGTCGGCGAAGATCGTCGTGGTGCCCGTCGGGCGCATGCCGTCCCACCCGTCGAGCATCGACGTCACGTCGATGGCGAGGCACTCGCGCTCCGTGAGCCCGTCCTCGTGCTCCGTGGAGGCGAGTGGGAGCAGCCGGCACGGGTTCCAGACCTCGTGTCCGAGGGCCCGCAGCGCGTCCTCCGCGCGGTCGAACGCGGGCTTGTTGTGGCCGTCGACCCCTCGCATGGGACCGCTCAGGAAGACCCTCACGACACATCGCCTCCCTCGTCCCCGCCTTCGGCGCGGCACATCACGCGCAGGGACTGGTCGTCGTCGGTCGGTCGCCATCCGTCGGCGACCATGGCGTCGTACAGCCTGGCGTACCTGTCGGCGAGGATGCCCTCGACCGTCGGCTTCGCGTACCAGCTCGCGTACAGGCCGTCGCACGACCACAGGCACCCGAGCGTCTGCATGACCTCGTACAGGCTCGCCGTCCGGTCGCCCATGTAGGCGTCGAGCGCGTCGTCCGGACCGACCGGGGACGGTATCCCCTCGAGACCCTCCTCGTTCCTTCCCTCGACCATGTCCTTGTCATGCCTCCACGCGAGCACGAGCGACGTCAGCCCCGCGCGGGACCCGCCGGCCCCGTACGACTCCGAGAGCGCGTGCCGCGCCATGCGCGAGAAGCTCGCCAGGTACAGCGCCGCGTGCGTCGCCTTGTCATGCCTCCACGACGCCTCCTGCCTCGTCTCCCCGCGCCTTCCGGGGACCGCGACCGAACTCGGGTCGATGGGACCGTGGGCATCGACGTAGACCTCGTATCCGCTCCCGACGTCCCCGTGGCGGAACGCGACGAGGTCGCCTCTCCGTACCGCGGGCCGCGAGCCGCGCGGCGGCCGCCTTCGACGAGACGAGGTCCACGAACGAGAGGCCCTTCTCGAGCGCCATGCTCCCGTACGGTGCGCCACCGTCGCGGAACTCGACGCCCTCGGGCATGGCGGCCCTGACCGCGGCGTCCTTGGCCGAGCGCCTGTGCTCGTCGCGGATCCTCATGGCCTCTCGCTCGGGCGTGTCCCACGTGGACCCCTCGGCCTCGATGACACGCCTGCGCTCCGCCGGGTCGTCGAACTCCCCGGCGATGACGAGGGCGTCGAGGCTCGCCTGGTCGGCCCCGTCATCCGACGCCGCGCGCCGCGCCCTGGCGACGTCCTCGCGCCTCCGGCGGGTGGCCTTGGCCACGACCGCCTCGTCGACGTCGAGCATGAGCGCGCGCTGGAACCCACGGGCCGCCTCGACGGGCGAGAGCGTGCGCTTGTCGTCGGTCGCGAGCATGGCCACGGCCTCGTCGGCCGCATCGTAGGACCTGAAGCAGAGGACGTCGACGAGGTCGTCGGATCCCTCGCCGTAGAGGCTCCAGAGCGCGCGCACGCGCCTCTCGCCGTCGACCACGCGGTAGGTCTGCCTGCCGTCCGGGTCCGTGCCGTCGGCGACCACGACCGGCGGGTTGAGCGGCTGGCCCCCCGTGGCCTCGATGCTCCTCGCCAGCGCGGCGACGTCCCCCATGTCCTGACGCGGGTTGGTCTCGCTGAGGCGTATCGACCCAAGCGGGACCGCTGCCTTGTAGCTGTCCATCACCTTTCTCCCTTCCATGGCTCTCTCCGGTAGTGGCATCCCTCCAGGCCCATCGCCCGCAGGTCCGCGAGGACGCGCGCCTTGACGGCGTCCTCGTCCCTGGGCGGGCACGCGACGGCGAAGGTGAGCAGCACCGCGTCACCCGAGGGCGGCTCGGGTATCCCCGCCGCCCGGCGGTACTCGCTGAACCCCATGGTGCTGTGGGTGTCGATGAGCGGCTTCCGTCCCATGGCGCACCCCCTAGAGGCATCCGAGGAACAGGAGCGCGAAGACGGCCAGGGCGCCGAGCGCCGCCTCGACCGTGACCCGGACCTGCTCGCGCAGCCAGTCGGCGTCATGCCCCATGGGCGTCGCCTCCCATCCGCCACGCGAGGGCCGAGTCGAGCGCCGCCCTCAGCACGCGGACCTCCCGCCTGTCGGCGTCACGCTGGGACCGCATCGCCCTCGCCCTGTCGGCGGCCCGCCCGCGTTCGAGCTCGATCCGCGCGACCTGTGACTCGAGCTCGCGGACGCGCCTCGCGTACTCCCTGCGATCACCCATGACCTCGAGGACGCCCTCGGAGACGGGCGATGCGCAGCGTGTCGTGGCGTCCAGCTCGTCCTCGTACCCAAGCGCCCTGGCCACCTCGTCCAACCTGTGCTGCAGGTCCTCGCAGCGCCTGCTCAGGCCGTTCCGCTCCGTCAGCCATGCGTCTCCGATGCGGGGCGCACCAGCCTGCCAGGTCCTCGCCGTCGTCACGGGACCCCGGGTACCCAAGCAGCTCGTCGAGAGGATCCGTCTCATCGCTCATGCGCCGGCCCTCCTCGCCTGAAGATCCCGACCGCCCTCATGAGTTTCGCGTAGCATCCCTGGCACAGGTACGCCATGTCGGCCTCGGCGCCGCTCCCCCGCTGCATCGGCGCGATCTCCCACCACTGCGACCCGACCGGTGACTCGGATGACCACGCGCCGCAGATCTCGCAGCGGTGGTCTCTCCTGTCGCGGCGGGCACGACTCCCGGTCACACCGCCACCGCGGCGCCAGCCGCCATCGCGACGGCACCGTCCATGGCCGGGATCACCCAGAGCCACAGGACGGCGGCGAATGCGATCATCCCGACGAGCAGCCCGATCAGCACGCCGCACAGCAGCGCGTCGGCGACTCGTGGTACGCTTGCCAAGGCCGGTTGGCCGTTCCGGGCGTCGATGCTGTCCAAGGCCGCGCCCGGTTCTTTCATATGTGTACACTTCGTGTTCACTCTCTCGCTCTCTTCCGCGTTTCCGCTGGTAGCCTGCTGTTTTCATTTTTCTTTCATTTGTTTGGCCCTTTTCTTGGCCCGCGACTTGCGCGCATAGAGCGCTTGGCGGGCCTTCCTCTCTTCCTCGATCCTCCTCGACTCCTCCTGGATGTCGCGGACCTCCTCGGCCATTCGCTCGCGCCGGGCCGACATGGTGCAGACCGAGCACCATCCCGTGCGGCTCGAGAGCGGACGCGAGGTGCGGCGGCCGCACCTGGGACATAGCCACCACCTCCTGAGCGAGATCCCGTACCGGTATGCCTGCATCTCGACGGCCGCGCTCGACCTTCCGAGCTCGTCGGCTATCGACTTCGCCCCATCCCCGGCGTGCTCCTCGAGGTACTCGATCTCATGGGTGGTCCATCTCATCGCGTCGGCTTCCCCGCCTCGAGCCACTTGCGGTACAGCTCCATGAGGATCGAGCCCATCCTCTCCAGTCGCAGCTCGCTCTCGGTGTATTCCGCGCTCGTCTTCTCGCTCATCTGTCATCCCTCCCGACCCATCTGAGGGTGAACCCGAAGATCGCCCACGCGGGCAGCGTGCAGGCTACGTACGAGACGTCAACCCCGACGAGGCGGGATACCGTCCAGAGCACGGCGGCGGACAGGACCATCAAGACGACCATCCTCACGACGACCCCAGACGAGTTAGTTCTCTCTTCCATGCGACACACCCCCTTCGTATCTCAACATCGCCCTCATTCACTGACGCTCCCGAACGGGCTTCGCTGGGACGGCCGCGGGCCGTAGAATCTCCCGTGAGGGAGGTGATAGACATGGACAGCACTCTCAAGAAGATGGGCGCTCAAGCAGGCGGTCGAGCTCACCCAGCACGCCGTCGACGCGACGGTCGGCGGGACTGCAGGCAATCTATAAGCCCGAGGTGACGGTCGAGTATCTCGGCGCAACTTACAAGAAGCTCTGCGAGCTGTACGACGACGCCAGGAAGAACAACTAGACGAGTAGCTTCGCGGCCTCGACGGCGGCCCTCACCTCGTCCGGGGTCGCGAAGCCATCCTTGTATCTATCCTTCGCCGTCTTCACGATCTCGATCAGGTATTTCCGGACCTCTTCGCGCTGATCGCTATTCAT